TCCTGGTAAGATGCCGTCTTTTGTGGCAATGTGCGAGTTTGCTATAAAAGATGAAAAGGTAAAAGCTGAGTTTGCTAAGGAGAGACAGGCACAGGCTGAAGAGGAGTTTAGTGATGAGGATTGGCAGACAGCTTTGGAATTGGATAAGCAAGGCCGAATAAAAGACACTCTAGACAACATCGTTTTAATTATTCGTCATGACAAGGAATTACAGCATATAGCTTTTAATTGCCACCGTGATGGTATTGATGCCAAAGGTGGCCTGCCTTGGGAACAGATCAAGGCGGGTTGGAATGATTCAGATAATGCACTTCTTAAAGTGTATTTAAGCAGCAAATACGGAGTCTATTCACCTACCAAGACCAAGGATGCTGTGTTAGCGGTAGCGGCTGAACGAGCCTACCATCCTGTTAAGGAGTATCTGGACTCCCTGCCAAAATGGGATGGAATTAGTCGAGTAGATAATCTATTAATTGATTATTTCGGTGCAACAGATAATTCCTATACAAAAGCAGTCATCCGCAAAACGATGGTTGCAGCGGTAGCCCGCATTTATAGACCAGGCACAAAGTTTGATAGTGTCCTTATCTTAAACGGTCCTCAAGGTATCGGTAAGTCAACCTTCTTTGCAAAACTCGCTGGAGATTGGTTTTCAGACAGCTTGACCATTACGGACATGAAAGATAAATCTGGGGCTGAGAAACTTCAGGGATATTGGTTATTGGAACTGGGTGAGCTTGCTGGAATGCGTAAGACGGATGTGGAAATTGTGAAGTCTTTTATTTCGAGGGCAGATGATAAGTACCGGGCTAGTTATGGAGTCAATGTGGAAAGCCATCCCCGTCAATGTGTGATTGTAGGTTCTACAAATGCAGAAAGCGGGTTTCTTCGAGATATAACTGGCAATCGAAGATTCTGGCCAGTCCGTATTAGCGGTAATGGTAAAAAGAAAGCTTGGCAGATGACTAAAGAGGAAGTACAGCAGATTTGGGCAGAGACACTAGTGCTTTATGAGAAGGGAGAAAAACTCTACCTTGAAGGTGATGATGCATCCATGGCAACTAGTGAGCAGGCAGATGCCATGGAAACAGATGAACGAGAAGGATTGGTTCGTACCTATCTGGATACTCTTTTGCCGGATGATTGGGACACTATGTCTTTATACGAGCGTAGAAATTTCCTCGGCGGTAGCGAATTTGGCGGCGGCACCCGTGTTGGAACAGTAAAAAGAACCCTTGTCTGCAATATGGAGATTTGGTGTGAATGTTTTGGAAAAGATGCATCCTCAATGAGAACATCTGATTCTTATGCCATCGGTGCCATTATGAGAAAGATCAGTGGGTGGAACAAGTACACCGGGAACAAGAACGGAACAATCAATTTTCCTATCTATGGAAAGCAACGAGCTTATTCCCGAACCGGGGAACAAAGCTAGTTGTACCTTACCTTGTTCTCATACTGGTTCTTTCCCCAAAGCTAGTAATCAAAAGGAAAATCTACGGTTCGGAACAAGTGGAACAAGAAGTATCCTATTTATTTATAAATAGTAAAAAAGAAGAAAGTGTAGCCTGTGCATACACGCATACGCGCGCGTATAGGAAAAATGGGTCAAAGTTGTTTTCTTGTTCCGAGCCTTTTTATATGGGAGGTATTTATGCTTGAAAAGTATATCGAAAAGAAACTGGTGGCTGAGGTAAAAAAGATGGGAGGCATTGCAGCAAAGTTTATTAGCCCAGGTTTAGATGGGATGCCAGACCGCCTAGTGCTTTTACCACTAGGGAAGATGGCATTCGTGGAATTAAAGGCTCCCAGAAAGAAACCTCGTCCACTACAGATTAGAAGAATAAAGCAATTACAAAAATTAGGCTTTACCTGCTATGTCATTGACGATGTTGAGCAGATTGGAGGGATACTCGATGAAATACAATCCTCATAAATATCAAACATATGCTACGAATTTCATACTTGAGCATCCCATAGCAGCGGTGTTTTTAGAGATGGGTCTTGGCAAAAGCGTAATCACTTTAACTGCTATATTTGATTTATGTCTTGATAGTTTTGAAATTGGAAAGGTTCTGGTCATTGCCCCTCTAAGGGTAGCAAGGGATACTTGGCCAGCTGAGATAAACAAATGGGAGCATTTAAAAGGACTGGAGTATTCAGTGGCTATTGGAACAGAACAGGAGCGGTTAGCAGCTCTTAGGAAACCAGCAAGTGTCTATCTTATAAACAGAGAAAATGTTGACTGGTTAGTAAACAAAAGTGGCATTCCTTTTGATTATGACATGGTGGTCATTGATGAATTGTCATCTTTTAAGTCCTATGGAGCAAAAAGATTTAAGAGTTTACTAAAAGTCAGACCTAGGGCGAAACGTATCGTGGGTCTTACGGGTACTCCATCCAGTAATGGGTTAATGGATTTGTGGGCAGAGTTTCGTATTCTCGACATGGGTAAAAGACTCGGCAGATACATAACTCACTACCGCAATTCCTTTTTTACACCGGATAAACGTAATCAGCAAATCGTATTTTCATATAAACCATTGCCAGGTGCTGAAGATGCCATATATCGGCTCATTTCGGATATCACCATTTCCATGAAATCAGTCGATTTTCTGAAAATGCCAGAGTGCGTTATCAATGAAGTGCCCGTGTATCTGAATGACAAAGAACAATCCGTATATGATCACTTTCGTGAAGAGATGGTTCTTGAATTTGCTGATGAAGAAATAGATGCCATGAATGCAGCAGTCCTTTCTGGCAAACTCCTGCAAATGGCAAATGGTGCTATCTATGATGATGATAAAAATCCTCATATTATCCACGACCGCAAGCTAGATGCTCTTGAGGATTTAATTGAAGGTGCTAACGGAAAAACTGTGCTTATTGCCTATTGGTATAATCATGATTTAGAGCGTATTAAGACAAGATTCAATGTCAGAGAAATTAAGACTTCCAAGGATATCAAGGATTGGAACAACGGCGATATTTCTGTAGCGGTTATCCATCCTGCATCTGCGGGACACGGCCTTAACTTACAAAGTGGTGGTTCAACGCTTATCTGGTTTGGACTTACTTGGAGTCTGGAACTCTATCAGCAAACAAACGCGAGACTTTGGAGACAAGGTCAAAATGAAACCGTAGTTATCCATCACATTATTACAAAAGGCACGATTGATGAAGATGTGATGAGGGCCTTGAAACGAAAGGAAAAGACACAATTCGATCTTATCAATGCGGTCAAAGCAAATCTTGGGAAAGAGAGGGATGCTGTATGATGGATGCTTTTGAAAAACTGGCAAATGCCATTATTCTACAGGCAGTCAAGGATTATCGTTTTGCACTGAAAAGATTAGCAAAACACCCTCGCAATGATTCTGCTTTATATACAAAACGTGAGGTTGAGTGCTTCTTTCATTCTGGATTGTTCAATGTCCTCACCTCCCTAAACCCTGACATGTTAATTCAACAGCTACAAGAGGAGGTGGTGCGATGATGACGGCTAAGGAATTCCTAAAACAGGCCTATCGTCTGAATGAATTGATTAATTCCGACCTTGAAGAGTTACAAAACTTAAGGGAACTATCAAGAAGTGTTTCATCCCCCGTTCTTGAGGAAAAAGTCAGTCGAACCAAGTGTACTGACCCACCCTTTGAAAAGTATGTGATTAGAATAGTAGATTTGGAGCAACAGATACAACAAGAGGTTGAACGGCTAGTAAAGCTTAAATCAGATATCCGTGAAGCGATTAACCAGATGGAAAACGTAGATGAGAAGCTGATTCTTCGCTACCGATACATTAACTTTCTTAACTGGGAAGAAATTTGTGTCAACCTTAATGTTTCTATGAGAACCGTGCATAGACTCCATTCATCCGCTTTGCAACATTTAAAGGTTCCAAAATAAAAAGGAGTAACCGGAAAATAGTGCAGGAAGAGGGTTAAAAGGCCCTCTTCACCATTACCTTAGTCATTGTATGAAAATTACAGTGATTTAAATAATTAGTTTCTCCTTTTTAATGATTATTAAATTAGGCTCTGTTATAATTAAATGTTGATAATTGCATAAAAATGAAAGGGAACCCTCTTTATTAGGTTCCCTCCATTTTTATTTAACAATCCATCCAATTTGGTAAGTGTAGGTTTTTAAAAGGATTACTCTTTTTTCCAACGTTTAAGGGTTGGTAATAAAGTTGTCAATTCTTGTCTTGCTTTTTCTTCGCCCATTGCTTCTCCCAAAACAGGTACAAGCATCTCTATCATTTCCTGCATAGTTAGATTAGGGTGAATGAATTTCCCGTCTTTATAGCAATTTGTACAGTAGATGCTTTTACTTCCGTCTGGTTCTATTGCTATGAAATGTGCGTGTTCTTCGTTAAAAGGTAAACCACAACTTTGACACATTGTTACTTTTGTCATTTTTGTCATTCCTTTCTTAAGGTAAATAATTTTAATTAAAAATTTAGTTTACTACAAAAAATATCATTGTTTCAACATTTAACCATACACCTCGTTGAAAATGGACTACACATTGAATTTTGATAGTCGTAAACTATCATAAGTCTCTTTCATTTCAAATACAAATGATGTTAGCAGAAGTTCTTTAATGTGTTGCTTTGTGCTTTCGTTACTACGACTATCTATAAACAAGAACCAAGCAAGGTAATTGTCGAGATATTTTGTAGCGACACCTTTAAAACGGTCAAGCCATTTTTTCATTCGAGAATGAAAGCTGTTCACATTTTGAATATGATATAAGCCTTTAATAACGTACTTTCCATCATCAGACTTGATTCGGTAATGCTCTAATCCTTTTTCTTTTGCATAGGTTTTGTAGGCTCTCCAAGCATCCGTTACAAGCACATTGTCGGATGATAGTTTAGAGCCAATGATTGTTTCAACTTTTGGCTTCACAATACGACCCATACAAGAAACTTTGGAGACAGTTGCTTTTGTACGGTCTCTTGCGACAAGAACACATACTTGTTCGTGGCTGATGCCTCTATGTTTGGATTTTCCTCCACGCTTTCGAGGTTTCCGTTCAGTAATGCCACGTTTCCCTTTTTGAGAGTATAGGAAATATGTTTCGTCAACCTCAACAATACCTTCAAAATGGTCAAAATCCATTTGTTTTAAGGCGGACAGAAGTTTATGTCTCCAGTAAAAAAGCGTAACCCAAGTAACCCCTACGATTTCAGCCGATTTTCGCAGGGAGTAGCCGTTGAACATACAGTCCGCAAATGTAATCCATTCGTCACCTTTTCGAGTGCGGTAAAGTACAGTGTTAGTTGTATCGGTAAATGTTTTTCGGCAACTTTTACAACGATAGCGTTGACGACCTTTAACTTTGCCAAACCGAACAACGTGTTCAGAAGAACAATGAGGACACTCGAAACCTTCCTTAAAACGGGTTTCCCGCATTTCATTAATTAGCCGACCACCAACGGAAGAGGTCGGGTCAACATAGCGTTTTACCCATTGATAAACTTGCTCTTTTTTAGTATGGTGCAAATTGTCGATATACTTTAACAAGTTACTAAACGCTTTGTCCATCTTTACAACCTCTTCCGAATGTTTGTTCTTATTTAGATTATACTATGAATTTGGAAGGGTATCAAATATCAACAATGTACTTTAACAGAGCCTTAAATTAAAATGAGCTGTCAAAACAACAACTCATTGCTTACCCACTTTGAATACCGACCTAATGCATGATCTCAGTATAAACTTTTACAGTTTTTTGGTAGTTTGAAAGGATTTTCTTTATTGATACGCTCATAAAACATAATTCCATTTAGGTGATCTATTTCATGTTGAATAACAATAGAGGAATAGCCATTGAGTTTTAATATTATTTCTTCTCCTTCTAAATTAAACCCTTTCACTTTAATTCTCTCATATCTTGGTACGAACCCATTTATATCTCGATCAACAGATAGGCACCCTTCACTTGGTGGTAAGTAAATCATAGAAACGGAATGGCTAATAATTTTTGGATTAATAAGGGTATATTCATGTTCTTTCCCCATCTCGTCAGTGAAATACGCTACAAACATTCGCTTATTCAAGCCAATCTGATTCGCGGATAATCCAACTCCTCCACGTAATTTATATTTTTTGGATAGAATGGGGTCTTGACTATTTTTTAAGAAATTCATCATACTAGTTAATGTTTCCTTATCTTCCTCAGAGGGAGGAACCATCACTTCTAGTGTTGGTCGATGTAAAATATCATTACCTTCTCTTACAATATCTTTCATTGTTATTATATAATTTGAATGAAATTTATTCATAAATAAACAATTCATCTACCTTTACTTTTAACGTTTTTGATAATTTGAAAGCCAATTCCAGTGTGGGATCATATTTATCATTCTCTATACAATTTATTGTTTGTCTAACAACTCCACACTTCTTAGCAAGTTGCTCTTGTGTTATCCCCAATTTGTTCCGTATTGTTTTAATTTTATTTTTCAACAGTATCACCTATGTCAAAGATGTTGGACATTTTTATTATAATAATTGACAATAAACATGTCAATAACTTTGGATATTTTAAAATATCTATTGGTGGTTTTTGTACGCAGTAATTTGAATTCTTGCAAAAGGTTGGCACACTTTGGCACAGTTTGGCATTCGATGACACTGTTTGTCCGTAGTGAAAGTTATATAATGGTAGTATGGAATATTAGCAAACAGAAGCCTTCACGGGAGCATTTCTCCTGCGAGGGCTTTTTCTATGGGCAAAAGGAGGTGCAGTATGCCAAAAAACCTAAGAGACCGTGCTCTTATCCTGGTTGCCCAGAGCTGACTGACAAACGCTTTTGTGAAGAGCATAGCAAGAAGGAAGCTGCACGGTATGAGAAGTATGACCGTGACCCAGCAACACGTAAGCGTTATGGTCGTGCTTGGAAAAGAATACGTGACCGTTACATTGCAACTCATCCTCTTTGTGAAGAATGCGAACGACAAGGAAAGCTGACCCCAGCAAATGAAGTCCATCACATTCTACCTCTTTCAAGAGGAGGGACTCACGATAGAAGCAATCTGATGGCTCTTTGTACTCCTTGCCACTCTGCAATCACGGCAAGAGATGGAGACCGTTGGGGAACCCGGTAGGGGGAGTCAAATCTCCACGGCTTTTTCTTTGTGTAACGGGCGTGGGGCAACGCGTGAAAAAACGCGGTTTCAAACGGGGTAATAGACCCATCAACGAAAAGAGGTGAGTGAATGGCCAAAGATGGAACAAATCGTGGCGGTGCCCGTATAGGCTCCGGTCAAAAGAAAAAACCACTTGCTGACAAAATTGCAGAGGGAAACCCTGGTAAAAGAAAGCTTGAAGTCGTTGAGTTCAAAAATACCGCTGACCTTAAGGGACAAGAAATGCCAAAGCCAATGGCCATGCTCTCCGCAGTGCAAAAGGATGGAAAAACCCTAGTAGCGAGTGAAATCTATGAAATTACATGGAAATGGCTTGAGGAACGTGGCTGTGCCCATTTGGTACTTCCACAGCTTCTTGAGCGATATGCCATGAGTGCGGCCAGATGGATACAGTGTGAGGAAGCAGTAACCGAGTTTGGCTTTCTAGCCAAGCACCCAACCACCGGCAATGCTATTCAAAGTCCTTATGTAGCAATGAGTCAGAACTTTATGAGTCAGACAAACAGACTATGGATGGAGATATATCAAATCGTTCGAGAGAATTGTGCTACAGAGTATTCTGGTTTAAACCCACAGGACGACGTGATGGAGCGACTGCTATCTGCCCGCAGAGGAAAATAAAAATGAGGAGATATGATGTAATGAGTAAAAGATATTTAACAGCAGAAAGTGTATGTGCTGGACATCCTGACAAACTATGCGACATCATAGCAGATAGCATTTTGGAAGCTTGCCTACGTAAAGATAGGGCATCACGTGTCGCTTGTGAGGTAATGGCAACCAAGGGGAAAATTATCGTGGCGGGCGAGATCTCCTGCAGCGAGAAAGTGAACATTAGAGACATTGTAAAAACTGTACTGAAAGATGTGGGATACAATCCTCTAAAATTTTTGATTTATGTATATGTACATAATCAAAGTGTAGATATTGCGGCTGGTGTGAATACCGCACTAGAAGCACGAAATGGCATAAACGAACAGTACGGTTCAATAGGTGCCGGAGACCAGGGAACAATGTATGGCTTTGCTACAAAGGAAACAAGAGAAATGCTTCCCCTACCCCTTGTACTATCTCACAGAATCGTAAAGAGACTGGATGATTGTCGCAAAGGAAAGCTGATCAAAGGGATTCTTCCTGATGGTAAAGCACAGGTAACGGTGGAATATGAGGATGACACTCCAGTGAGAATAAAGACGATTGTGATTTCTGTGCAGCATGATAAGAATAAAACACAGGAAGAACTTAAGGCGGATATTCTTAACAATGTCTTATGGCAATGCTTTGAGGATTTCCCTTTTGATGATGAAACAGAACTTCTCGTCAATCCATCTGGTCAGTTTGTTCTTGGTGGACCCGCTGCCGACACGGGTTTGACTGGAAGAAAAATCATGATCGACACCTATGGAGGGCTTTCATCTCATGGAGGTGGTGCTCTTTGTGGTAAAGACCCAACCAAAGTTGACCGAAGCGGTGCTTACATGGCTCGGTATATTGCCAAGCATATTGTTTGGTGTGGTTATGCAAAGAAGTGTGAAGTGAGTATTTCCTATGCCATTGGTAAGGCAAATCCAGTAGCCTTTACTGTAAATACCCTTGGCACTGGAACTGTTTCTGATGAAATATTAACTATTGCAGCTCAGGAGACTTTCAACTTAAGACCTGCGGCCATCATTGAAAAACTACGTCTTAGAAATGTGGTTTATTCTGACACAGCGGCTTATGGTCACTTTAATAGTTGTCTGTTCCCGTGGGAGGATGTAAATAAATACAGTGAATTTAGAAAGGCGGTGGAAAAGTATGTTGATAGAGAAGATTAAAACGAAACAACTCATCCCCGCTGAATATAACCCAAGGAAGGATTTAAAACCTGGTGATCCGGAATATGAGAAACTTAAACGCTCCCTTGAGGAGTTTGGATATGTAGAACCCGTTATATGGAATAAGACCACAGGCAGAGTTATCGGAGGGCATCAACGCTTGAAAGTCCTGCTGAGTATGGGCATGGATGAAATAGAATGCGTAGTTGTCGAAATGGATGAGCAAAAGGAAAAGGCCCTGAACATTGCACTAAATAAAATAAGTGGCGATTGGGATAAAGATAAATTGGCACTTCTCATTACAGACCTAAATGCCTCTGATTTTGATGTTTCTCTTACAGGATTTGACCCAGGAGAGTTGGAGGATCTTTTTAAGGATTCCCTTAAGGATAATATAAAAGAAGATGATTTCGATGTAGACAGCGAGCTGAAAAAGCCCGCTGTTTCGCATTTAGGGGATGTTTGGATACTTGGACAGCATCGATTA